CTAACTTAATTTTACAATTCGCGTAATTAAATCAAACACTATGGATCGACTATTTTTTTCATCTATAAGTAAATATTTATATTCATTAATTTTTACTGGTAAAAATTCCGTTGTATAATCCAAAGGAATAGATACAATGCACTCTGAAGAATTAACATGTCTTACAGTGCTTTGAATTGATTGAGAAGCACTACCGCCAAATAACCCTGTTGGTTCTGTACCTAAAGGCAGTACACCTATACCATGTGTCCAAGTACGAACATTAACGACTGGTTGAGCTCCTAAATTGTGAACAATAGTTACATCAAAACCAACTGGAATTACAGAAGCAATAATATTTTCAAAATATTCTAGCCGTTCATCCAACGTTTTAAAATTCCCCAAACGTTCACTACTTCGAGCATCGATAACTTCGCTATCTGTTGTAGCATTTGCGATTACATCTTTAAAACGTTCCTCTAAATTGGTTTGACGTTGTTCTACTTTAGATTGGCGTTTTTCTGTATTTTCAGAAATAGCCTTTATTTTATTAAATAAAACACTGGTATACTCCATCATACGAGCTAAAGATTCTCGAACATGTCGTCGATACATCTTTGTTCGAATCCACAAAGCGAACGTTTGAGAAATAGGATCAATCACACCGTTTTTTATTTCATCTTGCACCTCATCGACATCGGTCGGGTCTTGATAATCAACTGTTGTATTTGGTTCATTTGTTGGTCGAGTATCCTTAAATTCTTGTGCCAACCGTCTCACCTCTCTTATTTTTCTAATTTCTCTACGCGCTTAATTAAATCGTCTAACGCCTTTTTCATCTCAGTTTGAGCAGTACCTACAGATTCGACTGTATTTGTTAAATCACTTGCTAATTGTTTAAAGGCTTCCGTCGATTCTGTCACGGTTGTTGATAATTCACTGGTTAAGTCTTCCAAAGAACTAACTTTACTACTTTGAACAGATAAATCATTGTCAAATTCTTCCTGTCTTTTTATCAACTCTGATATGTTTTGAACTCCTGCCGTCGCAAATTTTTTTACGTTTACTAAATTGGATTGAATAGCTTTTATTTCGTTTTGATAATCGGTCAGTTTTTTCTTTTTCGAACCAATAGTCAAAGTAACCTTTTGCGGTTCTAAAATACTAAATTTTTTCTCAATCACTTGTAATCGTTCTACAGCATAAATAAATTGATTATCTACTTTATAACTGTTTCCTAAAGTGATTAATTCATACCGTTTATCCAATAGCCCTAACTCAATGGCTTCAACTGTCCAAGTTACCAGCATCAAGCTTTGGTCTTTTAGCCATTGCAACCCTCGACGTTTTAAAATTGATGGGTCTTTGACATTTGAAAATTCTACAATGCCCGTGTTTAATCCAAATTTTTTGATTAACGCTTCATCATCAAGGTAATTCTTACCGCCATTTACTTTTTCGATGGTGTATTTAGGTCGTGAAAAATCTGTTCCCACTTCAATATCAGTATTTGACGTATCTTCAATATCTTGACCGACGGGCACAATCCTTGTAAACAATTCAGAAATATCAATATCTCGAGTAGCACTTTTTAGATTTTTGGTTAACTGTAAAGGAGTTTCACTGTTCACACCATAATTAGATAGATAATCTAAATAATTTATATTTCCAACGCGTCGAAGTGTTAACGTACCGCCCAGCCTATCCAACAATTTTTCTTTAATGGTATCAGCTGTACTTTGATAGCCTAATCCTCTTAGCAAGTCCCCATTATCTACAACATTCACTTCACCAAGCCGAAACTGCTTATGCGCTTCAACTTGTTTATTGTGTGCATCGAGTATTTTTTGTAAATAAGCAGATACAGTCATCCGTGTTGGTTTCATATAGGTTTGAACAGAATCATATAAAAAAGCTTTCTCATCCTCCGCTAAAAGAGTTTGAGAAAAGCTTCCTGATGCTTCCATTTTATTCGTGATTTTAGCAACTCTACCATAAAAAATTTCTTTATTTCTTGTAACATCCAGAATCTGGATAAAGTGAATAATCGGCTCAATCTTTTGATAGTATTTATTGTTAATATTAAAGGTAAATTCAAAAGTAGAAATTCCTAATCCGTTAAGCGATAAATATACTTCACTATCTTTGATTTTCTCACCATAGCTATATGGCTCATGAACAATCTTTGGATTCTTTCTGTTCGGATTATCAAACAATAATACTCGATACATTAGACCATCACCTCACTAGACATAAAGAAAGAGATATGACCTTCGCCATAAATAGTTAAGTGGTTGGTCCCTCTTTTTAATTTAAAGAAATAATCTTGCGATTCGCCTTTCGGAACTTTTATTGTTGTTCCGTCATCAGTAGTTAATTGCATTGTAGACGTTGCCTTTATTGTTGGACTAGAAGCATTCGCTCCCATATTGATAAGAAAAATTTCTCTTTTTCCGTGAATATAGTAGCCTGTCCAATTGTCGGCGCTATCGTCTGTGAAATAGTCCTCGCCAAAGACATCGGAATAAGAAATATTTTCCCTTAAAGCAAAAGGATACACGTCAAATTCTACGGTTAACGTTAATGAATTACTTGACGAGTCATCTTCTGCTTTCACACTTTTGCATTTTCCATACCAGCGAAGCCCTGAACGTAACCAAGAATCATCAATGTAATCAATTCCATCCATCATCAACTCTTCTTTTACTTTCGCCTCTAATGCCTTTCGTTCTTCGTATGGCGTATTAGGTCGCCAAAAAGTAACAGTGACAATGCGATTACTAAAAATTCGTTCTCCTGTAAGCATGGAAAAATCATACTGACCTTGCATGAAAGGGATCTGTTCAATAATTTCCACTTCTTCCGCTGAAGGAGCATCGTGTTCAATAATGTAGAAACCATGTTCTTTGCTATTAAAACGACCTTTGGCCATATATTCTACAATTTCAATCAACTACGATACCTCCCATCTTGCTTTTGTTGTTCTGCTAAATTAAGATTCATTGGGCTACCTAGCGCTCCCACTACTTGGCCAGTATCCATCACGACAGTTAAATGTCGTATTTCTTCTAAAATTTCTACCATTTTTCCCATTGGCGTATTATCTATAGAGTGTTTTACCTCAATTGCATTTGAACGTTTCATCAAACGGCTACCCGTAATAGATTGATGAATACTTGAAATCATATCTTTTGCACTTTGTACGGCAACCGACGTATCTTCTCGAATACCTGCAGCTACACCTTGTGCAAGGAAAACACCAACATCATATTTCAATAGGCGTGATGGTGATTTAATTTTTGCTTTTTTCTGTGCTTCTGCATTAACGGCGGCTACTAAATTTTGCATAGCAGCCACTGCTTCTCCCTGACTTGCACGAATACCAGAAGCAACACCTCTAGCCATATTTGAACCTACAGGGCTCATATCTACAGAACCTGCACCCTGACTTACCGCATTTCCTAAAGACCTTCCAGCATTATTTGCAGGGGGTAACTGAGTTAAATATCCTTGAATTGTTGCCGCACCTAGCTGACTTCCAGAATTCTTCGCATTTCCTTTTTCAGAATTCGTTCCAGCATTTGTCTGTTGAGCATTGCTTTTACCAGCATTTTTATGTTCATTACTTTTACTTCTTGTTCCAGAAGCAGCTGCACTACTATTATCAGCGGCAGCTTTCTTAGAATTAGATTTTTGCGAAGATTGACCACTATTCATCGAAGACATCAATTCTTTACCAACATTATTAAGTTGTGTTTTTCCAGAGTTTAATCCATCAATTAACTGGTTTTTCCCGTCTTGACCATTTCTAAATAAGTCAGGAGGCAACGCTTGTAAAGTATTCACAATGTCAGCTCTTGACATATTCGCCCACTTCGTTGGATCATTACTTTGCAATCCCTGAACCAGTCCGTTAGAGCCATCAATCCCTCGTTGACGTAGCATTCCTGCCAATAAAGCCATTTGTTGGTCAATGCTAGCACCATTATTTACATAAGATTGATAAATGCCTAAAAGCTGTTGGTCTGTAACGCCTTTAAGTTGTGCTAAATTATCAGCTGTCACTGCAATTTTATTTGCACCATTTTGTGAAATAATCGATAGAAGTTGAGCTCCTTGCTCTAATTCACTTTGTCGTATTTGAGCATTTTGCGTTTGTAATTGTGTAATTTGATTTTGGAAAGCTGCTTTTTCAGATTCTGTTTTTGCTTGGTTCTTTTGTGTTTCTAGTTGCTGAATTTGGGCATTATTTTCTTGCACTTGTTGCGCTTGAATTTCCCCAAGCGTTCGCAAGCTTGTCAAAGTTTGTTCTTTTTCTTGCTCGCTTAATGCTTGTTTATTAGCCAACTTATTCATACCAGCCTCAACAAATTGTTGGTTCTGTTGTAATAATTGATCACGAATAATATTCGTTTGATTTTGCAAAGTAGCTCTTTGCTGTTCTGTCAATTCTTGACCCTCTACTGTTTTATTATTCTTCAATTGGTTAGAATAATCAGTATATACCTTCAATAAATCACTATTATTCGTTTGAACAGCTTTCATATACTGGCTTGAAGCATTGGCAAAAATCTTTTGCTTCTCTGCTTCTGATTTTCCTTCTGCCGCTTCAATTTGCTTGTTATAGGTTTCAACAGCCTTTTTCTGTTGTTCCTTTAAATTCGTAACTAAATCAAGTGTATTCTTGAAATAAGTTTCTACGCCAGCCGTACTACCATTTTGCTGTGAGAAAAGTTCAGTCATTGCCTGTTTAGCTTCATCAAGTTTTGAAGAATAATTTTCAACACTTGAAGAGGCTTCTTCCATATTTAACGAAATTGCTTTAGTAGTGTCTTTGGACTTTTTACCTAATTCTTCGGTGCTTTTAGCAGCTTTTTTTAAGGCAGAATCAGAAAACATTGTATCCCAATCTTTTTCAATATCAGATAAGCTTTTCTTCATATCTTTAAATGCTTTATCAGCACCTTTAGAATCGCCTTTTAATCGTTTCCAAAGTCCTTTTACACCGTTTGAAATTGCCATTATTGCATTTACTACCGTTTTTCCTACAGTAACGATAGTACGTAAGCCATCTACAAAACCTGCTATTGCAAAAGTGACACCAACAATTGCGCCAGTACCTAACCATTTAAATGTATTTCCTAATCCTTTTATTGTTTTAGTAACACTCGCAGAGCTAGGAAGTACACTTTTAAACGATTTTACTATTCCGCTAAAAGCAGTTTTCACGTAGCCTTGAATGTTCATAAAATTGGATTTCCAAGCTTGCACTACACCAACTATCGTAGCGGTTATTGCTACTAAAATTGCTGTTATGGGATTGCTCAACATAGCTCCTGTTAAACTAGCTATAGATCGTATACCCGTTACCGCAAATGTTCTAAAACCTCCACCTGCTTTTGAGGTGGCTACGCCAAGCCCTGATAAAACCGTTCCCGATTTGCCAGCTGCAGAGGATAGGTTTCTTAGCGACCCTACAGGATTAATAACAACAGAGGCAAATTTCGCTAATTTGCTGTTAGATAATTGTAAAGAAGCAGAAAAAGAACGGAAAAAGTTAGTAACTTTATTCCCTTCCCCTAGCATATTTAGCTGTCTTTGACTTGCTCGTAGATTTGCTCTAAATGTATCTAGCGTAGGAAAAAGACCTGAAATAGTCTCTCCTAACGTGGTAAATCTTGTTAATACATTTACATTAACTCCTGCGCTTTCAAGCCCTGCTAGATTTGATTTATATTTAGAAACAAACCCTTTTACAGCTTGTAATGCACTACCAGAGCCATTAACAATAGGTTTAGTAATAAATTGCTGCCACTTGCTATCAATATTCCCTGCGGTTTCAAACATTGTCGAAATCGTTTTGCCGAAAAATCTTGTCATTTTCCCAAAAACTTTTAACACAGGGCCAGCAGAAGCGGCTAACGCAGCCATTTTCAAAATGAACTCTTGCGTTTTTGGATCAGCTGATGCAAAAGCTTCTGCCATATTTGCTAAAGCTTCAATCATAGGCTTAGCAGCACTTATCGCGCTATTTAATGCGGCTACTAATGGACCGCCAAACGTAATTGCTACATCATTTAATTGACCACGTAAAATCTTTAACTGTGATTCTGTAGTTCCGTATCGTTTACCAGCTTCTTCTGCTAGAGCTGTATTTTCGTTAAACGCTTCGTTACCTCGTTTTACAGCCCCTTCAAAGACATCACTTGCATTGGCTGCACGTAATAAACTATCACGTAATCTAACTTCTGTAATTCCCATATCGTCGAGCACTTTAATAGCTGATATTCCGTGTTTTTCCGAGTCTTTTAAGCCCTGGATAAATTCAATTAGTGCTTGAGATGGATTGCTTTTGAATAATTGTGCAAACTCTTCACTAGTTCGACCTGTTACATTTGCAAAATCTTCCAGACTACCTGATGCTTTGCTAGCTTCTTTATACATTTTCTTTAATTCTGAGGTAGGTATTCCCATTTGCTTAGAAACTGCCGTCAGTTCTTTTCCACCCCAGTTTACAGCATGCACAAAAGATTCCCAAGACACGCCTTGCTCTGCTACTGCTTGTTTCAGAGGCGCAAAAGCTTCAACTCCTGTTTCAGTTGCTAATTGCATTTGTACCATTAATCTAGAGAATGCCGATCCGCCCGCTTCGGCTTCTATACCAACAGATGATAACGCCGCCGCAAAACCTACAATGTCTCCTTCGGTCATGCCAATTTGTTTTCCTGCACCTGCTAAACGTAAGCCCATCTCTGTAATCTCTGATTCGGTAGTCGCTAAATTATTACCTAAGTCAACTATCGCTGAACCAAGATTGCTAAATTTATCTTGTGACATTTGCGTAATGTTAGCAAAACGAGCTAGGGATGTAGCCGCTGTATCTGCAGACATATTTGTTGATTCGCCCATATCGATCATTGTTTTAGTAAATCCGACAACTTTATCAGTTTTTATTCCTAACTGTCCAGCTGCTTCTGCTACTTTTGCAATTTCTTCATGACTAGTGGGTAATTCTTTTGCTAAATCTCTAAGGCCTTTTTCTAAATCATCATAAGAATAAATGACTTTACCGTTAGAATCGACCATCTCATCGTTGGTCTTTTTAACTCCAGTAAAGGAACTTTCCCATTTTACCGCTGCGGTTGTTACTGCGCCAACGGCACCCGCAATTGGGAGTGTAATACCTTTAGTCATCGAACCGCCGACTTTTTCAATGCTTTGGCCGATACTTGCGGTTTTATCACCGAAACTTTTCATCGCACCATTCACTGTATTCAAATTACTAGGAATATCAGAAGCATTTGAATTAAGTTTTTTTAGCGAAGACACAGCGCCATTCATCGCACTGGTAAAATTGTTATCACGTGCTGTAAGTATAGCTGTTACCGTTTTACTTTGTGTCACGTTGTTTCCTCCTTTCCTCAACAATTTTTCTTGCTTGTTCTAATCGACGAGCGTTTTCTTCTAGCTCACTTAGCTTTTCCGCTTCTCGTTGCGAAATTTCACCTCGCACATCGCGTTCAAGCTTCTCAAAGTCATAGACATCTTTCACTTCGTTAAAAATATAGCGTTGTCCTTTTTCGTCTGGCGTTGTAAAAATACGTGTAGCTAACGCGTTAACGTATAGCTTCCTTTCTTCGTTAATTGCTCGTAAATTTACAGCTTTTATCCGTAAATAAAATTCATAAGGAGTCATACGCTCAATTTCTTTTAAAGTGATATTGGGGAAATGTTGAAAACAAGTGACAACTATTTCGTCATAATCTAGGCTATCGTTTCTTGTTGATTGGCTTGAATCTGTTCCATGTAAGCCATGATTTTTTTGATTGCTTCTAGTGCTTTTTTCGTCCGAAGAGCCGTTAACGGTGCTTGCTCCAAGAAAGAGATAAAATTTTCAAACAACGTTAAAGCCTCTTCTGACGTTTCTAAGTAGTCGTCAATTTCTTTCGTTGTTAAGTCATCATAAGTAATTAACGCTGCGTGCATTAATTTTTGAAAGGCAAAAGCATCGCCATCTTGTAACCCTCCGATCAGTTGGACAAAGCCGTCTACTTCTTCAACGTCAGGTTTCAATGCGTTAATTTCATTTAAAAATTTAAAACCGAAAACCAAAGGATATTTTTTTCCGTTAATTGTTGCGATTGGTTTTACGTTTGTGGACATGTAAAATTCCTCCCCCAAAAAAAGGAAGACCTATACTAGATCTTCCTAATTATTTATTCGTTTTTCTGTAGTAATGATAAAAGTATTTCTTTTGTATCAGATGTTTTATATTCTATGTTTTTTTCATCTAACTTGGCTTTCATTTCATTAGCCGTCATGCTCATAGAATATGCAGATTGTATAACGACATCAGAAGTTCCTAACTCTAAAGACTCGTCATATAAAACAACCTTCACTCTGTCTGAAGCTTTAAGATCTTGTTTATAGTATCGGAATTGTTTTTTAGAAGTTAATTCTTCTGATAATTTTACAGTTTGTTGCTTTTCATCATTCACAATTAAAGCAATTTTTGTCGGTGATATTCCTTCATATTTTCCTGTAACGTAATTACTACCTATAGAGTAAACATCTGGAGTAATCAGGCCTGTTTTAAATGATGGAATCTCTATTTCTGCTGTTTCTTTTTCTTTACCGTTTATAGTATAAACACCAACTAAAATGTACTCGCCAGTTGCTATCGACGTATTTGATAATATTTTAGAAATTCGTAGTGGTGAGTTTCCTTCACTTACCAAAACTCTTCCCGTTTTTTTATAGATTCGAAACTTTTCAAAAAATCCGCTCATTTTAATCACCCCACTTCCACTCTATCTATCATATTCATAATAAGAATGTCATGATTGTACAGTAAAAGCAGGAATAGCTACTTTTTCAGATTCTTTTTCATCTTGCACACGTACAATATGATATGTTCCTGCTGCTACTTTTGCTCCTGCATCAAGTCCTGTAATAGTTAATGGACTTGCTCCTTCAACTACTTTTTCACTACCTTTGTAAATACGATAAGTAATTGCCATGATTATTCTTCCTCCTTCACTTTTACAACGGCGCCATCTGATGTCGGCGTTACACTTTCAACTTTAGGTACTTCAATTGTTTTTGGTGTGTATTTTTCTACAGGCTCTTCTGGTTCCGCACCAGCCACTGTGTCGTAGAAGAAAGCACGCGCAAGTTCTTCATTTTCGGCGTCAACCGTTGCCCAACCTTCTACTAGGTCACCATTTAAAACTAGAGTTGGTTTAATACTTGAATTAGAATCGGACTCGGCAGAATCTCCGAATGAATCCAACAAGCCTGTGCCAAATTCCGCTTCGTATTTTCCTGTTTTTGGGTCTTTTTTATCAAAATTAATGCGCCATACATCAATTTCTAGCCCGTTACGATACGCATATTTCAACATGTTGTAAGTTTCTGTGCCTGTCCGTAAAAATTCCATTTCTATGGAAGCTGACGGCATTCCTGAGGTAGGAACATTCCCGTCTTTTGTTGATTGTGTATCTGTTTTTGTTTCTGACTTATATTCGTGTGAAATTTCTAAAGCTAATAACTTCGCTGCTGTTGTCGCACGTTCACGTGTTAGTCGAAACATTAACTTAATTTTTTTACCTTGAATTGCTTTTTCCATTTCGAGTTTCCTTCTTTCTTATTCAAATTCTAACGTGATGTCAAGTACACCGTGTGCAAGGCTCGTACCAAAATTGGTTGTATTTTCATAAATTACTTCTGTGCTACTTTCTGTCACTAACCAATTAAAGTTCTTAGTCTGATGCAATTCATGAACGATTTTTCGCACATCGGCTAATACTTGATTTAATTCTCGACGTTTGTCGTCATGATCATAAACATGAATCATAATATTTGTTGAACCTAACGTTCTTGTTTTTGTTTGTCTATCCTTAGACCATTGTTCACCTAAGAAAACAAACGGGTAAGAAGCGTCGTCATCTGGCAAATGCCCATAGGTTTCATAGCCTGTTTGCTCCAAAGTGACAAATAACGCTTCGTAAAGTTCTGAATACGGGTCTTTAAAGGTCATTTTACTAACGCCTCCATATTATCAAGAAATCTTTTAGCTGCTGCTGTATGCCCTTTTTTCATATAGAAACGTCCGTACATATAACGCGTTCCATATTCTACATATGCTGAATAGTCAGCCATCGCTTCAACTTCGCCAGTCATTCCGTCATCTTTAATAGAAGGTGTCTCACTTCGTTTTAAGTATCCACTTCTGACTGGTGTTTCTTCTGCAATTTGATTTGCCATATAAGCAGTATCATTTTTGACGACCTCTTTTACATCGTCTAGCTTTTTCGCTTCTTCAATCGCTTCGATTAAATCATCCAATCCTGAAATATCTACTCGGTAAGTCATCGATATTCGCTTCCATAAACCGAAGTTCCTTTGCTAACACGCAAATTTTTAACAACGGTAAATTTTCGATTTTTTTGTTCTTCTTCATCGTAGTATTCAAGAAATCCTGAACGAATAGCTAGGCGATCTCTAAAACGAAAAATGACCATCTGCTCCTTTATGTTAGGGAAAATGGTCATTTGTTTTTCCGTTCCGACTTCGGTTACATTACCTATCAGTTTTTCCGAAATCAGCTCGTGTTTTTTGTTGTAGTAATTAATGCAGGTTCTCATAAAAAGGACACCTTCCTTTTACGAATCAAGCCTTGTTCTTCAAGATAATCGTTAATCTCATCTTGAAATTCCCCGAAGTCATCCAAATTATAAGAGATTGTTTCTTCTGATTGAGAGTGTTGTTCCATGCCTTCAAAACCTAAACGGTTATATCGTTTCACTACAATTGACGGAACAATATAGTCCAATTTTTCTGGTATTTTATCAGCTTTCAATTTTACTCGCAGCTGTTTTTCAGTAATGTCCCAGATTTTGATAATTTTTGCCTTATCTTTTTCGTAGGTATCCTCTGAAATATCCAGTAGTACGCGATAATCTGAAAGAGTCATTTTTTCACCTACTCTGCTTCAACAACTGCCCCATCTGCCGTTGGTGTTACCTTTTTAACGGTCGGGGCGCTTACTTTGAATCGTAAGAAACGTAAATGGCAGGACGAGCTTTTTCAGTTACGATAGCATCATAATAGTTTAATCCTTTGATGGTATCTCTGTAGCCGTCACGGTCTTGTGAAGCTGGAATTAGATCAATAGAGTTGTATTTTTCAACTGGCGAACAAACCATCAAAGGCACAAGAATATAATTAATTTTCTTCGTAGAATCAACTTGTAAACGGGATTTGGCTACTTTTTGAATAATCGTATCTGAACCGTCTAGCTGCGCAACTTTACGGTTAATACCTGAAATTTGTTGCTCATTCGTAGTAAATGTTTTTGAAACACCTTTTGCATTTTTTAATGCTGAATAGTAGTCAGTGGATGCAAACATAATAAACGGACCGACAATTTCTGCATCTGTCATATACGCTTCTGCTGCGTCATAAGAAGCTAAAGAGTTTTCTGTAGTAATGGTTTCTTTTACCGTTTTTCCAACGTATTTTCCTTCGCTATCATCATCCGCAGCCTCAGCAAATGCCGCTTCTAATAAGCGTTGTACAGCAGTTCGATCTTTTTCAGGAATCGCAATTAAACGAGTATGCTCTTCTACAAGCGCTTGAACTTCGTAGGAAGCATTTTCTGATTGATCTAATGTGTCTAAGTCATAACCAAACCAACGCTCTTTCTCTAATTTGAACGTTTCTTTTGCCACATCAATTTTAGAACGTTTATTGTCTTCATTACGTTTATAATCACTAGCAGTAAAACCTTTCATTTTGTTGATGCGGACTTCTTTTGCGCCTACAAAATCCGCTTCAGTTACTGCAGCAGCTCCACCTTTCAATAAATCCCAAACTTGCGAACCTGCGGCAAATTCTTTGTCAATTGCTTTTAAATCTTTGCTATCTAAAATAACTGGCATAATTTTTCATCTCCTATTTCTTTTCTAAATTTTTAGTCAAATTGCTGCGCCAATCGGTCTCTTTTGTTGCTGTAACAACGTTTACAGTTTGACCTTTCAGCAATTCTTTTTGGATACCATCTCTAGCTTTTGAAATAATTTGTTTTAATTCGTCTACAGCTTTCTTTGTATCCTCGTCTGTATCTTTCACAAGCAATAAATCGGCTTGCGCAGCACTTACGTAGTCGGAAAGGCCATTCTCGGATAAATCATTACGAACAGATTCGGCACGCGTTAAACGGTCAAGACGAGCTTGGGCTTCCTTTTCTCGTTTTTCCGCTAGTGCTTCTTTGTCAGCGGCTTCTTGTTCTTTCGCCTTAACACGTTCTTCCGCAGTCATTTGCTCGTAAGATTTTTGCTTTTCCCAATCAGATTTTGCTTGCTCCACTGCTTTCTTAGTTTCTGCTGCAATCATTTTTGATACATCTTCACGGGTAAAAGTCTTTCCAGTTTCTTTTCCGTCTGGATTTTCATTTTTGGGATTTTGAGAATCCTTTGTAGATGAATTCCCAGATTCGTTTGAATTGTCAGAGTTTGGCTCATCAGAATTTGGCTCATCTGCAAAAAATTGTAAATCCATTGGTAATAATAAGTGTTTTTCTTCGTTCATGTTAAAACCTCCAGCCATTACGTGGCTAATCGAAATTAATAGGTTACGCCTATCAATCGAAACAGCTTTCTCTTTAACGCCTGTAAGCAGTAAGAAGGCAAATAAAAAAAGCCTAACTTTCGCTAGAACTTTTTGTCTTTATAAGCAGGTGCAGTACTACACCGACACCAGTTGTGAATAGGACTTGCATTGATTCCTGGGCTCATTTCAGAAACCTTATGTGGATTTGCACTTGCTATTCCTATACAAATAGGACAAGCGCTTGGTTCTACAATTAGATTGTATTCTTCATACCCATATTTTTCGTAGCTTTGCTTTTGTACTTCGCTTTGTATTCTTGCAGATTCACTAATCATTAGCCGACGTGCGACATAATCAGCCGTTTCCTTTCCTCGCAAGCTGTCAATCACAACTAATCTCCGTAGCTCTCTAGCCAGTACATCTGGATGCTTACCTGCTACTAACCCAACTGTTAATAAGCGATCGATACTCGCTTTCAAAACATCTTGGTTTGCCCACAAACGTTGAGAAAATGTCGCGTTATGAAACGACCCCTCAATAATCGCTTTAGCAAACAATCGATAAGTTTCTTCGGAAAGAACAGACTCGCCTAATATCCCCGCTTGTCGTACAAACTCCGCTACAGATTCCTCTGTTAACATTGCTGTAAAATAGATCTGTAGCTGATTAGTGTTGTCTGTTAAATACAAACCTATTTTCGATTTTAAAAGCTCTAAACGATTAACCTTCATCGTTAAATTGTATAACCTTAATTGCTCGTTAGCTTCTTTTGAAAAATCTCTTGTTTGTACATAACGTTTCGCTTTTTCCGCGAAAATTTGTACGTCATGTTTACTTGCACGTCGTTTCGCTTCATCAATGCTAATCTTCTCTTTCCCTGCATAAGCGACGTAAAACTGTTGAATTTCTGCTTCTATCGTTTTCCATAACTGTAAATACCGTCTATGAATTTCTTGTTCGTAATTCACATGTCGTTTCAGCATTTCTTCGATATGTTTTGCTTCTCGTTCCGCCCAATAATTACTCATGTTCTTCGGTCACTTCTTCCGTATTTCGAATAAATTTACCGAAATCAACTTGTGGATTTAAACGTTCTTCCGTTTCTTCGTCCTTTATACGTTCCATTTCTTGAGTTACGTCAGGAACAATCGATAATACGCCTAATTGCGTTTCTCTTGAAACAATCCCTTCAAGTTTTTGTGCAGTTTCCGCTTCGTCTTTAATATTGCGCGGAATATTAAAGTCAAAAGTGTATTCTAAATTAAACCATTCCTTAGCTTTATTAGCAGGTACATTCGTAGGCAATGAAAAAATCATTTTGTACATTTGCGCATATGCTTTTTTAAACTTCCTAGCTTTCGCTTGTGCTAAATTCCTAGGATTTTGCATTTTAAATTCTAGCGAAATCCCAGAAGCGTTATTGCTAAAACTTTCATCGTTTGCATTATAAGTCATAGACATTTGATAAATTAACCGCTCTAATCGGTCTAATAGATTTTCTTGTGTTGTATCTGAACTAGGTTTATCTAAAAAATTAATATCTACCGATTCGCCTTCATTTAAAGGCTCGGCGCTGTTAATCACTCGGTTATCACGTAAATAGGAAGCGACGTTTTCGTCAGCTAAATCTACCCCTATCATTTTTAAGTAGGCATCCGCAAAATAACTCACGTCGTTCGCTTTTTCTGATAGAGCTTCATTGTAATTATTAATCAGCGACCACACAGACTCAATGCGTCCTTGTCGTTCGTCATTTTCCATAAACTCAATCATAGGCACTTCACCGTACGGATTAGCGATTGCCTCTTTTCCACCTAATAAATAAGACAAGGCTTTCTGAAAAACGGTTGGTCCTCTCTTAGTTTCCAATCGTTTAGAAGTCTTGTCTTGTGTAAAAATAAACGTTTCTGTGCTATTTTGTGGATAAACAGTTGCTGTTAGCTCGTCCTTTGTCATTTTGTTGTAAAGAATCGCAAACATAGGCGCTTTTAATAAGTCATCTGCGTAAACAATGAATCCTTGCGTAGGTTTTAAATAAGTCACGCACGTTTCTGCTTCTTCGTTTTGATATAAAAGCTTATAAGCATGCCCATAAATAGCAGTTAGTTTAGAAAGCTCTGCATCGTTGTCTTCTTCCTCATTTCGTTTACGGAAATTTTGAACAAATTCTTTTACCTCACCATCTGGATGAGTAATCTTTGTTGGTTTACCGTTAAAGAAAGCTGCAGAACTATCTACAACATAACGGGCAAAGTTGACTGCAATTCGATGGTCAGGTTTTCCAATTCCTTTATTTTTTTGATAATAAATATCATGTTGACCGTTGTAGAGCTTTTCTAATTCTTCGTAAAACCCAATTAATTTCCGATGCTTATTGATGTATTTATCCACCAAGCGTTCGTCAATCTTTGCGTTTTTATCACAATAAAAGACACGATTTCCTAAAAGGTCAACGAATTCACGTATTTTACTTTCAGTATTTGGTCTACTTACTTTTTCTGTCATTAAATAACCCCCTTCACGCTCTGTAGCTTAATTCCTCGTGCTTTTTTACTACGATGTTCTACTGCGTATCGTAAAGCATCTATCACGTGATTATAGCTATCAATAGGTTCATTGGTGTACTCCCCTGTTTTCTTGTCTTTAGCCCATGTGTAGTTTTCTAATTCCTCAATCAGTTTTACGCAACGATCGTCTACGATTAGCTCATATTGCAATAAAAAAGAAAGCCCCTGTCGTATTGAATCAGGGCCTTTCTTAGCTGCACGTATTCTAGTAATTCCGTTCTTCTTGATTTCTGCAATAGATTTCTTTTCAGCTGAATCTGCAGTGATAACTTCTTTTGCATAGCCTAAATCTTTAATAACCGTTGAGATTTCATCATTCAGCAAGCCTTTTTTGACGTATTCTTCAAGAACATAAATACGTTTGTTCTTCTCGTCTACCTTTGCATGCACAAAAGCGGAAGGGTCGTTTACATACCCAAAGTCTAAGCCAAAATATGAATCAATCTGTCTTAACAGTTCGTCGTGCTTGTCTAATCGTTTTCTCTGATAGTTTGGAAATACAAGTTTATCTAGCGTAGCAAATTCTCCTAAAGCATATATGCGATAATACGCTGGGTTTCGTTTGGCTAAATCCTCAATCACCTTTTTATTTTCACTATCAAGAAACCGATTGTCTTTATAGGTGCTGTGATAAATACCCGTTCTTCGTTGATCGACTTCTGCTTCCTCATCAAAGAAAGATTTATATACCCAGTTCAGTTTAGAAACTGGGTTAAACATTAAAAAGATTTGACGTTTCACATGCTTACGTTCACGTAAACGCAAAGTAAGCTGTGTATAATCTTCTAGTGTAAATTCTGTTGCTTCTTCCATCACGACGTCAGACAGCCCTTTGATGGATTTTATTTTCTCTGGGTCATCCATTCCCTTGAAAAGAAACTCTGCGCCGTTTGGTAACGTGATTCTAAAATCAGTGTTATTTACTTTACACTTGTCTAGCAGTCCCCAATCAGAAAGACACGCTTTCACATCCTCGAAAATAGAGTCTTTTAAGCTACGCCCTACTTTTCTTGTAAATAAAATCTTTCTTGGTTTCTTCCATCTTTGACATGCTTTAAAAACAACCTTTTGAACGACACCGTGACTTTTGCCAGATGAAGCGCCGCCCCAATAAACCTCGGTGAATTTAGAATAATCCACCAATCGATCATAAAACGATTTGTTAAAAACTCTTGACGGGAAGTTAAACTCTAAAACGATATTACGTTTCTTCGTCTGCATCCCACTCACCAACCTTAATCACAATATCGCCCGTTTGTAAATCGACTTTATCAGTGAACAGCGCATGACGTTTACCAAGAAGCTCGGCTGCTTTTAAACGGTCTTTTGCGCCCACATCGATGTCTACAACGGCTTGTGCGCCTTCGCCTACACCAATTAGCGTTGCTTCTTTGTACTCGCCACGCATAACAGCTGTTAGGTACTCTAGCACCTCTTGGGCATCGGCTGTTCGTTCGTTTTTCAGTTCTGCGAGGCGTTCGTCTATATAAGCTCTGAGGTCAGGTTTAGTCAAGTTTTCCTGTCCTATCTGCTTTGCAGTCTTTTCGCTATATCCCGCTCTGATAGCAGCCTCTTTGGCATTTCCTGTCTCGATGTAAAAGTCACAAAATCGTTTCTGTTTCTCGGTCATTCGCATGTTATTCACCGCCTTTCTGTCTAATAATTTATCACTTCACATACATTTCTATATTCTCTTGTATATGCTTATCTTTCCAACTACCATAACCACAATAAACTAGCTTGCACGCATCAATTTCCTTCGGCGTGGCTTCTCTCGTCATTTCAACAATAGATGCATTCTTTTTTATCTGCACAGACATTACAACACGCATTGAAACAGTTGAGTGCTTCGGATGTGGATATTCATGTGTTAACGATACCTACCAATAGCTTTTCATGTTCTCTCTCCTAGTTGTTTTTATGTAATATTTGTTTATTGTAAGACAAACACTTTAATCCCTGTTATACTCATTGAAAGACAGCAACTCCTTTTTGCTTCATGTAACACTTCCAGTTATTTCAAAACATAATCTGCTGTCTGGCCACTAGATATCTTATCTGGTGGTTTTTCATGCGAAAACAATCCAAATATCCGACAAAACTTGACAGCTATGTTACACTTGTTTTAGGTAGCACTCTTTCATAATAGCTAAAGTTCATAAACTACAAGTGACACGAGATTTTCACTAACGCTACCTAGCCACTAGATCCCATTTCTAGTGGCTTTTTTTGCACAAAAAATAAGTTTTGATGTGAATAAACGCTCTTTTATTCTTTATTCTTATTTGATATAATTTTTTTAGGTAGCAACTCCTTTTTGTAAATAGCAACCAACAAAAATTTTGCACGAATGCTACCTAGCCACTAGATCCCATAGTCTAGTGGTTTTTTTATGTACGAAAAAAAGACCACTCAACGAGTGATCTATTTAAATCTATTATTTATTTTCTTGTAAATTAATATGAGTTCTAAAATAGAACACATCAGTAGAATTAATTCACATAGTATCACTTCATTCCAAGTCAATTGTACAAAACCTGCTATCTTTAATAATATAAAAGCAAAAGCTATTACAAGTAGCATTTCGACTCCCCTCTAGATAGTCACCCCTAGCTTCTTTAATTCTTTTCGAACATTTTTTTCAGCTTGTTCAAAAAGTGGTTTATTCTTATGACTATCTATATCATTTATTTTAATTAATAGAATTTCTATAGGATCAATACTGTATCCTGTAAAGTCTTTTTTTAATGAACTTATTAGATACGCAATGTAAAACATTAACATATAGTTTTGTATATTTTCCTTTGTACTATCTTGATCTCCAAATGAAACTTTTACTGTATTCTTCAATTCTCCCCGTCTATAAACATGCTGCATCATAGAAGAAAGGATAGTGACTGTGCCATTCGAACCGTACATCAAAACCTTTTGTTGCATTTTTACGAACTCTTTTTTACCAGATGCCGTTCCAATCTGATTTATCTTATTATCCATATCAACCATCAAGCTAGTCCAATAGTTAAAAGCTTCATCTATATCTGAACCCTTGATTTGACGAAAGAAAGCCTCTTTTTGAATTTCTCTTTCGTTTTTTCCTCGCGATTCTTCAACTGCTAGTTCCCTAAACAAATTTGGTAAATCTTTTACAAAATAACCAATAATTGCAATACCACCAAAAATCAATAACAACAATAGACTATTTAAACTCATTAAATTTTCACTCCACTTATTTTCATATTTTTTACTTACTACATAATACTATAAGCTAATATAAAAAGAATGTAAAAAGTGAAATTTGATTAGCTATGAATTTTTAAGAAAAAAAGACCACACTCAGAAGTGCAGTCTCAGATAGGAGGGAAAATCTTAACCGTCATCTGATCGTAAAGGTAGTTACATTTGACTTATTGACGATTTTTTTATTTAAGTAGCATAGCTACTTACTGGAATAACGAGACTCGAACTCATGACCCTACGATTAACAGTCGTATGCTCTACCAACTGAGCTATATTCCATTAAAGTGTCCCTTGCAAACTTGTAGAAAAAAGAGAAGGTTATTCACCTCACTTCATTTTATTGAGAACGTAAGTCTGCAAGTGACCATCGAAAGACAAAGTGAACGGTGACTAAACGAGAAAGTGTTGTGTAATGTGTCTATTTCTTTGACTTTCGATATTACTATATTAGCACTCAAATTCGTATAAAAACCGCCAACTTTCCGCCAAAAAACCGCCAAAAATTATTTATATGCAATTATTTTGCCATTTCGGTAAGCTTCCGCGAATTCAATCAAAGCTTCTGATTTCATGCGTTGAATACTTCTTTCAGAATATCCAACTTCTCTAGCAATCTTGTAATTAGAGTAATGATCCTGCACACAAAAACTGTAGTGCAGAATTTGTCTACTAGTCAAACTCAAAGCCATAAGTGCAGATAAAATTGCATCTCTTTCTGCTTCTGCATCAGCTAATTGTACCAGTGCATCTTCTGTTTTGTTTCCGTGGCTTTGGCTTTTAGGCATTTCTGTAATAATTGGTGATTTTAAATCTATCAAAGAGCGACCAGCTATTCGCTCTAAACGTCTAAAGTTCTTCAACACATTTCTGGCATTCGCTTTTGTTTGTCGAAAATCTACTTCTCTTAGCAATTTAATCAAGTGAAATCGCTCCTTTTGTGGTATAATAATTTATAATAAACATATCATCATTTAAGAGTTGCTTAGCGGAAACTAAGTAGCTTTTTTTATTTATCCAAATATATATAAGTAATGCTTATCCTTTGCTCATCAGCGACTCTATATGATATAAATTATACTAAGAATACTATTCCAATAGCTATTCACTTCTCAGCCAGTCGGCGGAAACCGACTGGCTATTTATTTATCAAAATATTCATCACTCATACATGTTTGTAGTCAACAAATTATTGGTTGACTATAAAGAAAACAATAATAATTCTACAGTATTTTACAATCTTCCATTCGTCATCTTTCACATCATCTTTATTCATTTGATATTTTCCATCTAATAAATATTTTTGGCATAGAAAGTATTTTCAAATCTATTTTTCAATGGTATAATCACTTTAACTTTCTTGGGGATTTTATTTATGAAATAAATTTCCTCCTTTTCTACATTAACTTCTGGTAAACAGTTAATAGTAGTACACGTCTCTACAAGAGATTTATTGTCGATTTTTAATCGGCTATTTAATAGCACTTTATTTGGGGAAAGTGCTAACTCACACCTAAAGAACAACTGGCGGAAAACAGTTGTTTCTACCACATAAGTCAGCTAGTGGTCAGCTGGCTTTTTTTGTTGCCTTAAATTTCATAGTAATGTATTATTAATTGTCTCTATCTGAGATGAAAATGTATCTATAACTAGCTAGCGGAAACTAGTTAGTTTTTTTATACTATTTTTGTTGGTTTTAAAACTACTTAGCCTTTTTATATAAATGTGAACGTCGAATAATTGAATATTAAATTCTTTAAATTTAATCATCTTCTTTACTCGCTTTCTAACCGAATAATTCTCTTTGATCTGTTTACCCGTTTTACCCACTACACTTGTTCCTCCAAACTTGTAATTTCTAGTTCTGTTCGTGGTCGCATACTGTACAACTTTTGGCAAACCATCACAGCAATTTGACCATCGTTTTTATATAAAATACCTTCGGCAGCATCAGTGACTGCTTTGAAATAGTTGTCCAAGTCAGGTTTCTTATCGCAATATTTTCGCTCTAATTCCACTTCTAAGCGTTTCTGTTTATTACTTAAGGCAGATTTAGGCGGATGGATGTAAAACGTCACATGTGCGGAAATTGGCCCTTTTTCAATCAACTTTGCTCTTGATTTACGAAAATAATTCTTTACTTGATTTTTGTATTCTTTCATCGCTCGATCTTCGTAAGTTTGAACATAATTTCCACGCCTTGCAAATCTCGGGCGACTTTGTGGCTTGGGCTCAATCGGTAGAATAATTCGCATCTCTTCCACCTCGAACCTTACAAATCGGCTTCTTTGACGAATACTCCGTTTACCATTTTTCCTTGGCAGTTTTTAATTTCGCTATATGCTTGATTTAAGCATTCGTATAAATCCATGTTATTTTGCATAGCGAGAATAATTAACGTCACAACCATATCCCCGATACCATCTCTTAAGTCGTTTTCGTTGTTTCTTGCCAATGCAGCGCCAACTTCTCCGACTTCCTCAATCACTTTTAGCATTTGCTTTTCAGGTTCCGCTTTATCTAAACGCTTTTCTTTCGCCCATTCTTCCACTAATTTAACTAATTCATTCATCTAAAATTCCTCCCCGAAATCTAATTCACGTTTTAGCTTGCTGTGAATCGATTCTAGCTCTTTTTTGTATTCTTTGACTGTTTGTATTGTTTTACCACTAGAAAGCACATAATCGCGTTCTATTGCGACGAGAGCCTTACTTAAATTGCCATAATAACCAATCAAAGCGAGTGATTCTTTTTGTGTACCGTCTTTATCAGTCAAAATGGTTAACTCTCCGTGTTCGTTTCGTCTCGCTTTATTTACGATTACTTGCTTATCATCACTAGTAATTCGATAATCAAGTACTCTCATTTCAATCATGACTTGCCCTCCAAAAATTCTTTTATTTGCCTATCAAGTTCAGCTTGCTTTTCTGGTGATAGTTTTTCCTCTTCTTGTTTTGGTTCATTTACCCAATCTGGTAATTGCTCTTGTCTAACTGGAGGATTCGTATATCTTGCTTGCGTTGTCGTTTCAGACAAGTCGTATTCATCGTTAAAACGTTCATCACGTATCCAGCGGAACAATTCTTGTGGATGATACCAGTCGTTTAATTTGATATACTTAAGATAAGCTTTGTATCCTGTTTTAAACCGTTCGAAGTCTTCATCTGACTTAATTTTCTTTAAGAATTGCTCTTTGGCTTTTTTCTTATTGGTTTTCTTCGGATATGTTTTCCAAACTTTTTCAAATAATTCAGACATGGTTGAACTTTGTTCAACACTATATATATTCTTTGTATTATTCTTTGTATTATTATTTAATGTATTATTCTCTGTGAAGTTTTCTTCACTAGGGGTAGTGAAATTTTCTTCATTCCCCTCCTGATGATTTTTTCCATAGGTGATGAAATTTTCTTCACTAGGGGTGTAAAATTCTGTATCAGTTGGATACGGTAAGATATAGATATGTCTCCGATCTACCATTTTGCTGTTTGGCTTATAAAAAATTTGTATTTTTATATAGTTTCTTTCTTCTAACTGTTTCAGCCATGAAATAATTGTTCGCTTGCTAACGTTATACAGATTTGCAAAATATTGATTCGTTGCCCAACAATAGCCTTTTTCATTTGCTAATGCCGTTAGCTCTCCATACAATAATTTTGCATTCCCATTTAAGTGGTTATCATAGCGAACAATCGCTGGGATAATGGCGTAATATCCTCTATGTTCATTCACTAGTTATCCTCCTCATCAACAACGACCGTATAAACATATTTATGCTTAATTTCTCCGTTAACGACTTTTTTTATTGTTTGTGTTTCAATAGCTATTCCTTTACCATTTCTTGAACCGATATAGACAAATGCTAATAGTTCAAAAAATAGTTTTTGACTCGATGTTAATTGCCTGTATTCTACAAGTAATTCCTTTACCAAACTGTTAACCTCCAATGTTCAACTTCTTACGTTCTTCAACGTTTAGTTTTACTGGTTTAATTTGATATTTGTTTAAAAAGTTCTTAGTTCCTATCTGATGTTCTTCTTGATGATGTTGACGGCAACCAGCGTAAAAAGTAAATGTTTCGTGATTAATCTTTTGACGATTTCGCCCCATACCGACTACCTCGATATGACAAACATCGGCATGTTTTCCACAAATACAACACTTACGATATTTTAGGCAGTAATAAAACCATTTGTTATTTTCTAGCAAGTATTGGTATCTCTTTTCTAGTGGTACATCGTTTTTCAAAATAAATTCGATTAAAAAACTAATCCATTCTGTTGCCTCATGTCGTGTAGCCTTACTGTGTTCAAAATACACACCGTTTTTAGCTTCGTAATAATACTTTAGAACTTCCTCTATCCATTTGGGTTCGTCATAACTCCAACGAGCTATATCAGCTATTAAAACGTGAGAAAGTGCATTCTGTTTTTGAGACATTTGTCGATTATCTAATAGTTCAACTTTTACTAAATTGTCATCGTTGTTAGCTAGGAGTTTGAGGAAATTCGAGTTGATCTCATCCTCAAACTCAATCGCCAATTTATTTCCTTTGTGTTTTATGATTTTTCCAATCATTCAATCACTTCTTATCTTCTTGAACCTTCTGCCTAGATTCATAAAAATTTATCCACTTCGCAAGCAATTTAGAAATAACACCATAATCATAAGCACTATATTCTTCAAATGCTTTTTTAGGATTCAAATCAGAATCATTTATAGCTAACGATTTCACAGCTTCAAATTCTTGCCCTGCCAGCTCGGCTACTCTACTAATTGATGCGTTCAACATATCAATTTGCCGTTCAGTAATTGCAGTATTTTTCAGCTGTTCTTTTTGGTATTTATCAGGATCATCATCATCTGTTGCGATATTAAAAAATTTCAATAAAAAATATTTTTCCGCATACGTTAGTGCTTTTCCTACACCCTTTTCTCCTTCAATATCTACTCCTTGGCTATACCATGAACAAGCAACAATCTCAGAAGGATTATGAATATTAATCCATGTCATCATTAACTCTAGCTCTGTAAAATACGTTGTACGTTTTTTGGCTACAGGCTCTTTCTTTACTTTATCCGCTTTCCATACCTCATCTTGTGATTCCCGAACTTGATGAGCAACAATTTCTGGCTTCAAAATTAATCCAACTTGATTTATGACTGTATTTAATGCGGATAGTACATCGCTTGACCCCACATAGCTGTATTGCTGGCCACGTTTACTTTTTTGAATATATGGTGCTTTTTGTCTCACATACGCTAATTTTTGATAAACATTCAACTCAGAAAAATCTGTTTTGGTTGCTTCAGCCATTCAATAAGCCCTCCTTATATCTTTTTCCTGAACTCACATATTCAATTAAATACACGTTTTCTTCGCCTAATTCTTCTATCAAATCAACGATTGTATCTTGTGTAGCAATTTTTTTACAAGTGAGTACTGGTTGTCCTGTATAAAGACATTTCATTGCAAAAGTTAGCTCAAACACACCGTCTTCATCAGCAATTTCATTTCCAAAACAATCAGTAGTGTCCACTGGATCATCTTCATAGGTTTCCTTATATAGTTTTTCAGTCGGCTCTGTTAAATATCTATCTAGTGTATTTGCTTCTCTACGATTCATTCACAAAACCTCTTTTCTGTGTTACAATTTTTCTAGTATAATTTTGTATGCGACTATTTGCTTGGCGGCGTAGTCGCTTTTTTCATCATGCAATCCCCCTGCGCTCTTTTTGTTGCGCAATGTATAATTGACTTTTTTGTTGCTTGTACCATAAATCAGCTAATCTTTTTGCTTGGTTTAACTTTTCTTTTCTAGTCATTTCAACTCACCTCGAAAAACCTTCGATAATATATCCATCAAATCGTTTGGATTATCTGTGACAAAAGTATGTGTATTTTTAGTCGTAGTTTCTGTTGCAATACCGTACATCTCCTTTAATAAACGATGTTTTGGACAATCACAATCTGATTGTTCCAGTTTTTCTTTTGTTAGTGTATATTGGCTATGTGCAGCAATGGCTACTATCGTGCCTTTTCCAACTTGAGATATTGCCATCTCTCCTTTTAAATCGATAGCTGCCAAAGATAAACCTACATCTTCTTTCTGGCATTCTTTTGCTAGTTTTTTAATTAATTTTTGAATTTTATCGTTCATTTTGATATACTCTCCTTAGTTCATTTTGTATGTGTCCTAATCGTTGGCAGACGATTGGGGCTTTTTATTTTGTCTTTTTTGAAAATGCTGATACTCCGCTTCATCCCAGTTGAAAAACCAACGGATAAAAAGAGGTACACTTATTGTTGCCAACACTGGAACTGAAAAGTGGCTTTTCAATAACACACCTAGCGCAATCATCAATAATAATGCGCCTATCAATCGTGCTTCACGTATTGCTTTCATATTTACCCTCCTATAATTTTTTTGATATAATTCAGTTGAAAGCGGGGTGTCAAAATGTTTTTTGTAATAAAGAAAGCTTCTAATAAAAAATACTATTTTGTAATTAAAACCGAAGAAAATGAAGTAATCGCATCAAGCAAGACTTATTACTATAAATCTTCTGTTTTAGAAATTATTGAATCCATCAAAAGTGATATGGATCAAAAAGCTATTATTGTTGACACTACTTTTAACTGGGGATAAGTTAAGGCTTATCCTTTTATCATTACTATCCTATTTCTTTAAACATATCTCCATTATCATTAGCCATATCAATTCTTGCTTGTAATTCTAAGTTAGGCTTCCATCTAGGAATTAGAGCTACAGCCTCTTCATATCGAACTTTTGGAATGTCTATATAAGATGCTACATCGAATAATGCTTTCAATTGTTTATAACAATTACTAAAGGCTGATTGCTTAATACTTGAATCCTGATAAGCCAATGTTTTTTTGCCACCTAATACTTTGATAACAGTTGATGAAACTAGCCCTTGTATCTTTCGTTGTTGGCTTCTATTAATTGTAGTTTCTGTTTCTAGCTTATCTAAACGTTGATTTACAAGAGTCAATCCACGTTCATGTTTTAACGCAGCTTCTAATAACAATTCTGTGTTATTAATCGGTAAGTTTGATTGAGTTTTAAGCAGTTCCTCCATTTGGTTAAAAGCTTCAATGTATTTCAGTTTAAACTTAAGAGCTTTTTGACCAGTGAATCCCATTGCTAGTAGCGTGAATCCGTCACGGTTCATAATGATTTGTCTATATTTTTGTTTGTTTTGTGGATGAATATAGCTATCTTCGTAAAATAGCCCTGCGTAATTTTCCGCAACCCCCTCTTTTAAATCATCAATCGCTGCTAAAACATCACGATGATTTTTATTAAACGTTTCTGCGACTTGCAAACTAGTTGTTACTGCTTGTTGGTTTTTCATAATTACTAAGTTGTCCATTTTTTCCTCCTTAAATTGTTTCTGTATCGCTCTTTCCTTTAATCCCAATGATTCATGATGTCATTACAAATTTTTATAGCTTCTTTAGCAGGCCAATATCTTTTTCCCTTGCTAGTACCAGGCTTTCTTTTCTCGATCATTTGCATACGTTTATCTTTTACAAAATTTTGTTCAACTTCGGGAACAGACATTGAATACCTTGACGATAATTGTTTGATGTCTAAATACTCGGCACGTTCATTTAATCCTTGGCTAGCTTCATCTATTACTTGCTCAAACATTTTTCTTAGAATCTTTTCTATAATGTTGTATAGAAAGTTTTTTGAAGATGAATCTAGAAAATTTTCCATTCTAATCACCTCACTTGATATTTAAGATTTTTTTGATTTTCTGAACTTGCTCTTCTGAACGTCTGCGGCCATGAAGTATATCTGATAAGTACGGACTTGAAATCCCTAGTTGTTTTGCTAACCAAGATTGGTTTTTCCCTGCACGAATTAGAGCTGCTCTAACATCAATCGCTAAGTCTTGTGACATATTTATTACTCACTCCCTTTTATTTTTAAATTGTAAGCTAAAAAATTAGCTAATTTAATAAAATCCGTTGACACTTTCTAACACATATTGTAAAATGAACCCATAGCTAAATAAGACTTTAAAAGCCTTCTAAATCAATACTTTTACCGTTCCCCAACGATTTTTAAGTTTTGTTTGTAGGTTTTATTTGAGAACTTATTAGCTAATAAATTAGCTTACGTGATTATATTACTAACAAATATTGTAAATGTCAAATGTTTTTACTAACTTTTTTTGTAAATAACACATAACTAGAAGGAGAATGCATTCATATGAACCTCTTGGAACGTATAAAAAAACTAGCAAAAGATAGAGATGTGTCTATTTATCAGCTTGAAGAAGAAATAAATATTGGACGAAATACTATTTATCAATGGAATAAGCGAACACCTTCTTCGGATAAACTTGAAGCTGTAGCCAATTATTTTAATGTTTCTGTTGATTATTTATTAGGTCGTACTGAAAATCCAAACCAAGCTGGTGCTAAACCATCTGATGATTTAGATGAAGTATTAGACAATGTGATGAGTTTCGATGGTGAGCCTTTGGATGATCATGATCGGGAAGTTATTCGTGCTTATTTGAAAGGGAGATTCGGAAAATAATTTAAAGGTGTGCTATATGAAAAGTATCAAAGAGTTGGTGGAAGAATATGAAGTAGAGTTAGTTTTCGCTCCAATAAATAAGCGCGCATGTTACGAGCCAGTCAAAAGAATAATTTTCGTAAATCAAAATTTATCTATCGAAGAACAAGAAGAGTCTATATTCCATGAGTTCAAACATGTTGTCTCCCATTCGGATTATATTGAGTTATATAAAATTCCTTCTTTTAGAAATAAGATGGAAGCTGAGGCAGATTATCATATGTTTAAATGTCTTATTGAAAAACATGACGGGCAATTTAATTATTCTAATGTGATTACTCATTACAATTTAAAGATGGGACAGGAAACTTATTTAAATTAAAAAAAGCTTGGTATTTAGAGAGTGAGAGAATTTCATTGAAGATAAATCAAAAAATCTATAATTACTCTGTTGTTGTCTTAGCATTAATTTCAATTGCTTTAGTTATTTTTGATTTTTCAAATGTTATTAATATTAGTGATCCACCATTTAACATTATTGATAATTTTATCTTAATCACATTTACAATTGACTACATTGCTAGATTCATTATTTCAAAAAATAAAATCAAATTTTTTAAAGAAAATATTTTTGATCTGATTGCAATAATTCCTTTTGATGCTATTTTTTCTTTCTTTAGAATCGCTAGGTTATTTCGAATAGCTAAAATAGCTAGACTTGCAAAGCTAACAAGAGCGATAGGTGTGGTTGGCAAATTAACAAGAAACACTAAATCATTTTTAAATACGAATGGATTTTTAAACGTGATTTATTTAAGCTCAGTTCTTATTGTTATTTCAGCAATGATTTACTCATATGCAGAAAATGTCCCGTATATTGATGCATTTTGGTGGGCTTTAGTGACAACAACTACTGTTGGTTATGGCGATATTTCACCAGCTACGCCATTAGGTAGAGTTGCAGCAATCATTTTAATGATTTTAGGAATTGGATTTATTGGTATGCTTACTTCAACTATTACAGAATATTTTAATAAAAGTAATAATAAAGATGAAGAATCAAATGATAAAATTGAAATACTAATTAATAAAATTGATCAATTAGAAACTACGATTGAACAACTAAAAGAGGAAATAAAAAAATAACGCACCCTCTCCGACCAAGAAGTTAGTGCGTTAAAAATAGAAACAAAATAGGCTTATTTTGTTACGCCTATTTTACCACAAAGAAAAGGACGTGAAAATATGGCGAAACTAAATTGGTCCAAAAAATACAAATATGTTTTTTCTTACTCAAATAAAAAAGGAACTTTTTGGGGATATCGCTATCCTTATTACAACTCTCTAAAACACCGAAAAGAAGCTAGCAAACGTGGATTTGAAAGCGAAAGAGCAGCGAATAAAGCATTGCTAAAAATCCAATATGCTTTAGAAACACAAAACACTTCCTTCATCGAAAATAAACAACTCACCATAGATGAATGGATCGATGTATGGATACCTTACGCCCAAGACAATTGGAGTGTTTCAACTAAACAAAACATTGAATCTGCTATCAAATTTCACATATCACCATTAATTGGAAATCAAAAACTATCTTCTTTAAATAAGATTACCTATAAACGAGAATTTATTGATAAATTAAGACAAAAAAACAAATATACAGAATCTACCATCCAAACTTGGCATAAAATTGTAATGAGGATGATTAACGCTGCAGTACACAATCAAATCATCCCTAGCAACACGCTAACAGGCTTTAAATTTGATTTAAGTAATAATGTTCGTTCGTTCTCTAAAAAGGAATTACAGCGATTTGTGGCGGTTTTAGAAAACGAAGATATTCAAACGCAAGTTATATTTTTAACTCTGCTAAAATCTGGAATGAGGAAAGGCGAACTGATGGGGCTGCGTTGGAGTGATATTGATTTAACCGAAAAATATTTCGATATCAATTCTACACGTGGTGATTACGGTGAAAATAAACCTAAAACAAAAACCAGCATACGTAAAGTTTATTTTGACAACTCGTTACTCACTTTAATAAAAAAATACAAAAATCATGAGAAAGAACGGCTTTTCAGAGAAGGGATAATTTTAAGCGATAAGGACTATTTTATTTTAAGTTCTCGAAATTTACCTATCAAACAATCAAGAATTACGTATATGTTTCGCCTGTTATGTGAAAAAGCAGAAGTTCAAAACATAACCGTACACGGCCTAAGACATACCCATGCAACGTTTTTAATTGAAGCAGGAGCAAACATTAAGTACGTTTCAACTCGGTTAGGACACAAGAATATTAATATAACTTTGGATGTTTATAGCGATGTGCTAAAAGAAGAAGAAAAAGAAACAGCTGATATGATGGATAAACTTATTGAGAACTTGTGA